TTGCCACACCGTGTTGTAGTCAGTGGCGCTAGCCTTGGTGAGTACCGTACCGGCGGCACCCCCCGCAGGAACGCCCTGGCCTGCCGGGCCTTGAGCGCCCGTCGTACCCTGCGGCCCTTGTATGCCTTGTGGACCCGTGTCACCCGTATCGCCCTTTACACCCTGCGGACCCTGTGAACCAGTCGGCCCAGGGTCGCCTTGGATGCCCTGTACGCCTTGAAGTCCTTGTGGCCCCATTGGGCCTTCGGGGCCAGGATCGCCAGTGTCGCCCTTTGGCCCCTGCGCACCAGTAGTACCGGGAGGGCCTTGTGAGCCCGTAGCGCCAGTTGAGCCGGTTGCTCCCGCCGGCCCCGTTGGGCCAACCGGCCCCTGCGGCCCTGGAGTTCCAGCCGTCCAATCGGCTGCACCGTCCGCAGTACCGACTTTGGTTAGAACCTCACCAACGTCACCACCAGGTGGTAAGCCCCCACCGCTCTCGCCCGTTATGAAACTTAGCTGGAGCTGGTCAATGAGTTCACGAGACCACGGGATGAGGTTCTCCTCCTCCCGTAGTCGTGGCAACGGTAGCAGTCTTACCGCCACTGCTCGCTCCACCTTTCGGCATCAGCGAAACGACCTAGGTAGTCCTCTTGTGCAAACCGAGCTGCGTCGATCGCTTCCTCAATCGAGGAACCACGACCGACGCAGCCCTTCAACTGCGGAAACCGCACCTCCCAACACTCCCCAGTGTGCTCTATCTCGATGCGGTACCGAGTATCCATTACGCCACCACGATGCTGAGTGCTTTGGTGTTGGTCTCTGTCCCTCGGGTGGCCCGGACAGTGAAGTTGGAGGTCCCCGCCGCACTCGGCGTACCTGTGATCGCTCCGGTCGGGCCATTGAGAGCCAGGCCCGCTGGCAGAGTGCCAGCAGAGAGATCCCACGTGACTGCAAGCCCACTATTCGAGGCCAGGATCTGGTTGTAGGGCGTTCCGATGGTGCCAGCCGCAAGTGACGTCGTGGTGACCAGGAGCGGAATCTGCCCGTACCGGAACGTTACGAAGTCTGTGGTCCGTAGGGAATCGACTGCATCGACCCAAACGACCCACGGAACCTCGTTGACAGACTGAAGAATAAGAGCCGACGGAGTCCCTACCGCAGAATCGACGACCACCCGGCTCGGACTCTCGAGGGTTCCCCCCAAGATAGTCGTGCCGATCTGTCGAGGATCAACGACAGGTTGATTTGTTATCGCAGAGATTACCCCAGCATTGCTGACACCGAAGCCCTTGTAGACCCCGGCGTCTACAAACGCGACAGTTGAGCCCCCTGCTCCACGTGCCCAGATGGCAGCATTTGGCATACCACCACCATAGATGCCGATCATCGGGTCTCGACCCGGTGTCCAAAGCGGGGCAATGGGCCGAACGGCTAGAGCCCCTGCATTATTGTAGAGTTCCCTGTAGACGCCATCGGCCCTCTTTAACACGATGAACGAACTGATCGGGGGCTCCCCGATGTAGAGTCGGGATAGCCCGAGGTTCTCCCTCGGGCTACCGAACGTAGACACGCCCGACCACCGGGCAATGTCCATCTGAGCCTGAGTTTCCATGACTCACGCTCCCTGGGACCCGTAGACCCCCCGCCACTCGCCAGCGCCCGTCGAGAAGCGCTGGAACGCCTTGAACTTGGCGTCGCCCGAGTCGAAGTCGTCGCCGTTCTGGAACCGAACGGCCTGACGCTCGAAGAAGTTCAGGTCGTGGTCGCCCTTGCCAGCCAGCAGGAACCAGCTGTCCGGGTCCACGATGTAGTGCCCGACCATGTAATCAAGGCCCTCTTCACGCAGGGCGTTGATCTCGTTGTTCGAGGTGTACGGCCGGAACTCCGAACCCAGGATCTCCCGTGCAGTCATCTTGAGCTGAGGCCCGCAGACCAGCAGCTTCGGCTTGATGACGACCGGGATGTCCATCTCATCCGTGAGAGACTCGAAGGAGATGATCGCAGCCTCGAGGGACGTTGGCGACAAGTCTGCGTCGGTGGCCGCCCGGTTCGATCCTGTCCCTCCCCCGAGCTTGGTGTGCGTCGCACTGAACAACGGCTCGTTCACCCCGAACTTTGGGAACCCGAACTCGGTGGTGAAGCCGTTGTTGAGCATGTTGAAGAAGGCCACCTCGCGAGCGTTCCCGCCAGCCTTGGACAGCTCCTTGGTGTTCTTCTTCATCACGTTGTACAGGTCGTCTTCCATCATTTCCAAGGTCACACGGAAGCCGAGCCCGTACGTGATGTGGGTGTAGCGCTTCTTCCCACCTTGCCGGAAGTCCTGATAGACGATGCCCCGGCCCTCTGGCTTGATGGGCATGCTACCGAGGCCGCCAACCTCGAGGTCCTCTTCGTACGCCTTGGAGGACTTCTCCTGGTTAGCGATGCGGGAATACTCCGCAGGCCGAGCCTCCATCTCCTGGAAGAAGACCTTGCGGAGTCCGGGGGCGAGAAGGTGACTGAATGCACCTGTTACGTTTACCATCTCATATCCCCCTTATGCCACGACCGCCAGCTGGCTGCTGCCTTCGATGAACTTGCCACGCACGATCACCTGGCCAGGCGGCAGCGACTGTCCGACCTCCATGACCAAGAAGTTCCCTGTGCCGGCCACGGCGCCCCACTTCCCACCCACCTTGGTGATCTGTACTTTCGTGCCGATGGTCGCCTGAGTGGCGGTCGGCATCGCGACACCGAACAGCGTGTCGTCGTTCGCGATCCACACCGGGCACGGCCTTCCGGTCACGCCCGATGCGTTTGCGGCTGCTATGCCCACGAGCGACCCAGTGACCGCGAGAGGGCTCGTAGCTACCGACAGAACGCCCGCGGCCAAGACCACGGGCTCTCCAACCTCGAAGGTCTGGGCTGCTGCCTCCGGAAAATGAAGCGTGTGCGGGCTGTTGCCCGACACGGTCATTTGCTGCTCAAGTTGCCTCATGGATCAGTCCTCCAAATCCACATCGTCCCGCGTCACGTTGCCCACGTAACCCGGCACGTCCCTGTGCTCTTCGTAGCCCCGACCACCGACCGCGGCCTTGAAGCTCGCGGTTACACCGGTTGCCAGAGCGTCGATCTTCTGCTTGTTCCTGCGCCTATATTCCTCGTGCAGCTCCTTCGGAATCCGCGCGAGCACTAGGTCCCCTACCTCAACTTGACCGACGACCGACTCGCCAGCCTTCATAGGCGTGTTGTCTTTGCACACGCCTTCTTCGGCCCCCCCGTTGACGATCTCATATCCGAGAAAGTCACGCTTGCGGGCCATGTTCAGGCGCTCCTTACGGAGCCACCGATAGTGGTAGTTTGGATCCTTGTTCTCGACAGCGAGCGGGTCGTAGATGCCCGCTGCCATCTTCTTGTCGGCTTCGTCCTTTGTTACTTCGATGCCCATTATGCCGCCTTGCTGCGCCCCTTGTCTTTGCGAGGACGAGTCCCGTCGGGGGTGCCCCACTTGGTCCAATCGTCCTCGGACATCTCGAACGCCTTCATGATCTCTCGCTCCTCGCGAGTGATTGGCTTGGCCTTCGCCTTTTCGACCTCAGCCGAGCTGGCGCCTTCCGGCTGTGAAGAACGTTCGCGTTCCTGCTTGCGTGCCTCCTCGACTTCCTCTTCGAGGTGCTGGGAGCGCACGTACTTGAGAGCCGCCGTATACGATCCAGACTTGGCCTTCACGTCCAACGGCATGTCGCGCATGAACTCATCCACCTCGTCGGCGTACTTGTCGAACATCTTGCCATGCTTCAGCCGAGCCGCTTCGCGTTCGGTATCCGCAGTGCGTCCGAAGTACTCCTGCACGATCGGGCCTACCCGGAGCGTCACCAACTCATTCATGGCAGCGACCGGGTCTTCATCGAAGCGGTCCCGAAGCGTCTTGACTTGCTTCTGGGCGTCGACGTTTCCAGCGTTGGCCGCACGCTGGATCTGCTCCAGGATCACGCTGACTTGGCCACGCGCCGCAGCAGCCTCTTCGAGGCTACGCTGCGTGACCCCACGCATCTCCTGGTTTTCGGCTTCCAGGCGGGCTAGTCGCTCAGAGTCCGGAGACTTGTCAGTCCCCTGCTCCGTTGCCTCGTCCTGAGTATCCAGCTTCTCGTCCTCGTTGTCCCCGTTGATCATTCTCTACCTCGTGTTGCGCCTGTTCCAGACGCTCTACCATCATGTCGCCGAATTCAATGAAGATGTTCAGCGCGTTGAATTCACCTCGGATTTCGACTACTTCATTCCAGTCCTTAGCCCCCACCAATCTCAGGAGGCATCCCTGCCTCGCCTCCAGGAGGTGCTCCCATAGCAGGAGCCACTCCGGCTCCGTTCTGATTCGGTCCAGCGCCTCCTTGAGGTCCTGGGGGTTGTTGGGCATTGGCATCGGTGTCCGCCTGCATCTGATCTGCGAGACTCGGGGGTAGGAGGGTGTCGACCGCACGGATCTCGTAGGTCTGAACGATCATCGACATCAGGTACCTAGCACCGTCGGCCATCTGCACGGCCATTTGCTGCACAGGTGGCGGGGTCTGGGGGTTCATCGCAATGCCGCTGATCTGAATGAGCTGCTGGTAGTATTGGGTCAGCGTACCCATCATCGCCATGAGACCCTGCTTTTCGATCTCGCGGTTGATGGTCGCTGTAGAGGCCGTGAGTTCCATCCCTATGCCGTCGGCAAGGAATTCATCGGGCAGGTTTAGGACCTGCTCGATGAGCTCACCGTCCTGGCCCTTGACAAAATAGGCCATGCCCGATGGTCTGAACTGGGCATTCAGGATCAAAAGCTTCTTGCCCACGGCTCCCAGGCAGTCGCGGACGTCCCGAACGTTCAGGTCGAACCGTCGGTTTCCTTCTTGGATGAGCGCGAGTGTACCAGTTGCAGTGGCACGGTTCCCCATGACGTTGGACTCTCGGCCCAACTGGTAATCAGCAACTCCGGATCTTCGTTCAGAATACGCAAGGCACGATGTCTCAAGCTGGCGCATTGAGGGGTACACATCGGCCATCGGGAGGGTAATGATGTCTTTTGACGGGTCCGGCACTGTAAGAAAGCGTCCAGGCCAGACTTTAGTTCCATTTCTAACCACACCACGCCGCCCGATGAAGAACCTGGTGTTGGCAAGGGTGGCGTTGTCAACTTGCTGGTTGTGAAGCGTCGAGATTTCCTCCTGAAGTAGTGCAAGCTGCCTGGATATCCCGATTCCATCTCGCTTTCCTTCTCTGTCGATGAACTTACCCTTCTTGAAGGGACGCTCACCCATCACATCAGGATTGTAGACGCAACGAGCGATGGTCCTCGTCTCGTGATGGTAGGTAATCATTACCGGCACGGGCAGATCGCTACCACCCAAGGGCAGGTCCGCGTAGACCTCATACAGCGTGTTTAGCTTATCTCGAGGCCGAGGAGCCGCCTCTTCAAGCTCGTTCTGAAGGACCTTTTCCTCCATAGGCGTCATCTCAGCCTTGTGGGCCAGGATCTTGTCCACCTCTTGGTAGACTCGATCATGCTTCCTCCATCGAAGCTGGCCATCCGTGAGCCTAATGCGGTGAGCCATCCACTCGGCCTGATTCAGCTCGTCCTCGATGCCAGCCTGACAGATAATGTCCGCCAGCAGGATATGCTTGACCTGCGGGCGGCGAACTATCTTGTCTCTTGGCCGGGCAGCGCCCGCCGAGATCACGAAGGTTCGGTGGGTAAAGGACTCCCAGTAAATCTTGAGGTAGGCCCACCCGTGCTTCACGACCTCAACGATCCAGCTACGGATCTGCATGTACATATCGAGCTCGTTGATGCGGGACCACTCCATAAAGTCCTGGAGGGGGTGCACGACGGGCTCGAGGTCCTTGATGAGCGCTTGGGCTGACCAGAAGGGCTGGACAGCGAAGATCGTGTTGATGATCCGGGCAACGATCGAATCGACGGTGATGCCCACAAGCGGGACCACGAGGTTAGCGGCACCGTCCCACGGGAAGGTCTTCCGGGCGGTGATAGGATCACCCATGTACAAGCGGTTGGACTCATTGATCCATTCGAGCTTTAGCTCATGTGCATACAGGGCCTCCTCCAGCTCGCTGGAAAGAAACTGAGGCAACCACGACCGATCCTTCGTTGTCAGCGCGACCGGCGCGCCCGGAATGACCCCCTCGAGTGCCACTTACTTGACCTTCGGTGGCTTCTTTTGGGTGTTGCCGCCGCGACGCAGGTTTGTGTTTGCACGTCCCATGACTCCTCCTACTTGTAGCCCATCTGGTTGACGATGTGGCTTGCTAGACTGGGATCGAAGGTCTTGGGGATGGCAGCGACGCCACCCGAAGGTCCAGTACCGGAGCTAAGGTGGCCCCCACCGCCGCCCATCGCCTCTTTCATCATACGCTGCATGAGCGTCGATTCGGTCATATCATTGACGGAGGCCCCGACGTCCTTCACCAGAGCAGCGAACGCCTTAGCGTTCTGTTCGCGCTCCTCTGGGTCGTCTCCTAAAAAAGAGGAGAAGTCCGCCATCTTCTTGAAGCCGCCAAGCAGCCCCATGAGGCCAGTGCCTGGAGTCGTCTGACCTGGCATCGGACCCATCATGTTGGGGTCTGGCCGAGGCCCCTCAACGGTCGAAGCCGAGGTCCCTAGCATGCTTGCCATTTGCTGGCTCATTACCTGTCCTCCTTACCTAACATCAGAGCCCGGTGAGCCGGGGTATAGGCACGTCTGAAAACCTTCATCATGCCTTCGCGATCAGAAACGCCAGCATCCGTGAGCAGCTTCATGCGCTCCTGAGCCGACATGCCCCGGGCCATCCTACGTTGCTGTTCGCGCCTGATTCCAGTTCGTGGGTCCCAAGTCTTGGTACCTAAACCCATACCAGGCGCCAAGAAGTTCGCCTGAAACAAAGCCTGCATAGCCTGCTTCATTTCGGGGCTTTGATCCGACATAGGTTTGATCTTTCCAGCGTCGCGGCCACCGTAGGGCATCTTCTTTTGTTGCTGCCCAGCATCGGTGGTCGGGGTAGGGTTATTTGATTGTTGAGACATAATCAGAAGTATATCGCGTCTACTTCGACGGAGAAGGGGTCGGCAAGGACGTAGAAGTTATCCCCACTTGCATCTGGTGGCTTACGGAGCATCAGAGGAATCTTGCCTGGCCCAGCGGGAACCGTGAAGTACCACCCCCAACCCCCCACAGCTGGAAAGAAGAGCTTGAACGTCGTGGCGCTGGTAGCGGGCTGGATCTGCCATACCTGGAGGAAGAGGTTGAGTTCACCAGTGGGTGGCCAGAAGAACCGAACCTCCTCGGCGCCGCCATAGATCGACCAACGCTCATGACGACCACCCGACGTAGGAGCGACGAAGTCAACGTTCTCTTCTGTGGCAGAATTGGTATCGGTTAAGGAAATAAAGACTCGAGCAGTAGATGGCATCAGTTGGGCTCCCTATTCGAGACTTCCGCAGCCGCCCCACCCCGCCCCCCACCCCCCCCGCCGGGGGAGGGAAGGCTGGTAAGGGTTAAACGTGGGGACAGAATCAATACCCAGTTGCACGACACACGCCCTCGTAGACAGGCTGCCGTTCTTCTTCCCGATACTGCACGCGGTCGGGGTGATCCATGTCTGGGCCTATCCAGACTTGCGGCCCGTAGGACAAGGCGTCGAGCACGTCAACAGTATCGCCCAACGGAAACGCCTCGAACTCTTCAATCAGTGGCCCGCAGGTTGATCGACGAATCCAAAGGCGTCCCCGTTCGGCGTACGGCTGTAGACCCCGGATGCGGGACTCTTTGCCTTCCTTTGAGCCAGGCCGGACCTCGCGGACGTTCAGCCACTTCCCCCGGCGCATACACTCGGCCTCGATGAAGCCCTTGAGGGCCCGTTGGTACGCGACTCCTTCGATGACCACCGATATAGGGTTCCATCGCTCAGCCATCTCGAAGATCTTGTCGATCATCCGCAGCGGTTGGCTCCGTTCGGCCCACGCCTCGAGGACCAGCACGCGCTCCGCGGCATCGAGCCCCGCGCACACCACGGCCGATCGCGCGGCGTAGTTCTTGTCAGCTATCGCCGGATCGACCAGGATCACAGGCACGATTTCGACCGACTTTGGCAAGCCTACGAATTGTAGCTGGATGCAACCGTTGTCCTCGTCTAGCTGCCACCCGTTGAGCTCGAAGTACCGCAGCCACCCAGGGTCGAACGTCATGTGCTCGGGATCGTACGGTTCGTTCTGGTACTGGCAACTGAACTTGAACGACCCGATCTTGTTCTTGATCCGCATCAACTCGTTCAGTGGGAACCTGACCGGCCATAGGGTCATGCCCTCCTTGCTAACGGCCTTCCTGTGAAAGAAGTCGATGTCGTGCTCATGCTCCATGATCCACGCGTACAGATCCTTGTGAGTCCACCGGGTCCCATACGTCTCAATCGGGTCCGTGGGGCACTCGAGGAGGCTCTCGCAGTACAGGTACCAGTCGATCGTTTTCTTCATGACCTCGACGCTCTCGCTGGCCTCCTTGCCCACAAGGTCGTCGAGCTTGATCATCTTGTAGTGGCGGCTAACGACGGCGCCCCCGACGCCCATCACTTCAACGGTGCTCTCGGGGTAGTCCTTCTTTCGCGGGACGAGCATCTCGCTCTCGCTCCACTTCGTCTTCCCCAGGTCCGGTATGAGCTCCGGGAAGAGCCACCGGAACAACGCGGCGCGCTCGAATACCGCTTGGATACGGCGGAGGAAGTGGCTCGCGTTCGTGGCCGTCTCGTTCGCGATCAGCAGCCTGATGTTCGAGTCCGCGGCGATCAGCCGTACCGTGTCCGCAATCGTCCAGACCGAAGTCTTCAGGTGGTCGCGCGGAACTAGCCCTAGCTTTCTTGTGGAGGGTCCCTCGATCCATCGGCACATCTCCCCATGTAGCTCGGGTGTCAGGTCGTGAAACCCAATGATTGCCTTCGCCATAAAGTACGTAGACCGCTGCGCCTGCAACCTCAGGTTCTGACGTACCTCCTCCGACCGCTGGCTCATGTCGCCCGTAGAGGCCGCGAACGTCGCCTGCTCTATGTCGCTAGCAAACATCCTGCTTCACCGATTGAAGCCCCAACCTTCAGTCCTTCTTGTCTTCTTTGTCCTCGAGCTCCTTGAGATCCTCCGCGATCTCCTCGAGCTCCTCTTCCGTTGCTTCGTCTGCCTGGGGCTCTTCCTCGTCTTCCGGTCGCTTGTTCATCTCAAAACCTCCTTATTCCCACTCGTCCGGCCCTGTTCATCAGGTCGGAGAGGTCCGGGTACGGGGTCGCCTCCAGCGTTGGCAGGCTCCTCGCACTCTCCATCTGCTGCTCGATCAGCCCCGTGCTCGCCCCGCCCACCTCCGCGGGGTCTTTCCGCCACTCGCTCCGGTCCATCCACAGCCGCTTGCGCGAGATCCGCGGGGTGTTCCTAGGGTACTTCAACGTCACATGCCTCGTCTTGTTCAGTGCCTTCATTTCTTCCCCTTCGTTGGTAGAGCCCGAACCATCTTGATGAAGAGGTTCTGACCCTTACTCGGTGGTTTCTTCCCCTGCCAGTCGGTCGGTTTCTTCTTCGTAGCGGCCATTAGAGCCCCCGTTCGTCACGTCGATCGCCGGCGTCTGGTCATGTACCTCTTGTAGCACAGACGCAACATGCGCCAGCGCCTCCGCGTCGATGGTGTGCGTGACTTCTGTTTGGACTTTCGTCGGCGCGCGTTTTCCAGCGCGATCAAGTATATCTTGCGCCGTCGAAGCCGCTCCCAATTGCGCTCTGACATTTGTCTCCATCGCGAACAGGCGATCCATGACGGTCTTCTCGACCTGAAACGCCGTAACCGCCTCGTTCTCAATTGCGGTCGTCAGATGCTTCGCAGACTCCGTGATCTCGTTCACAAACGTAGACTCGAGCGCAATCAGGTATCTCGCAACCCGCGGCCGCTTCAGGATGTTCCCGACGGTCATGTAGTCCGCGTCGATGAACCTCGCGATCACGCCCTCCGACATACCCGCTGCCCTCATCAGGGCAACCCTCCGCTCGAGGGGCTCGAGCTCCCTGTAATCTAAGTGTCTACTCATTCCCATTCCCTTACAAATAGATCAATGTCTTCTTCTTTCACGTTCTCAGGACTTATCCCTTGCGTGCGTGAGATCACCGCCCTCGCCTCGTTCCTCTTCTCCATCATCGGGTAGTCGTACCGATGCCTTAGACCCAACGGTGGCTCCTCGCCCCTACTCATGTGGTACTTTCGAAGGAACTCCTCCCGGAGCGCATTCGTCTTCGCGTACTCCGTCTCCATCGCCTGGCCTGGGTATAACCGTGCCAGTTGATCATAATCTACCTCTTCCAAGTACCCACTCGGCCTTCCGAATCTGCTGTACTCCGAGATATAGAACGGCCGATTCATTACGTTTTCTAGCTGCCGATGCCTCGTCCTTTGTGGCTCACCTGGGAACATCGGTTCTGCCTCGTACTCCTCCTGCTGGGCCGCCTGGTACGGGTACATCGGCTCTGCCTCCCAATCGAAATCTCCCAGCCGCTGTCCACCCGGCGGTGGGGTAGATCTCTGCTCTGGTGACAGCGCCGTGACCTGCGTGTCCGACGTGTCGATTCGCCCCATTGCCCTCTGAAGGTCCTCCTCCACCCGAACCTGCAGGTCGTCCATGACGTTGAAGTACTCGTCCCTTGTCGGGATCGGATCATCTAGCGGCACCGGTGACTCCCCCTCTGCCCTCAACCTCCTGATCTCATTCCTCAACATCCCGTCTCGTTTATCCTGTTCCATCCTCCACGCCGCATCCGATCCGTACGTGTTCTCCATTCGCCGATAGTCTTCGTCAGACATGTACCAGTTAAGCGCTTGCGCCCCATGCCTCTGAAGCGCCACCGTCTCGTCCTCGATCGGGCTCACCGCGGCGGCCATCCACGCGTCGCTGCCGGCGATGCCCCCGTATGTAGACCCTCCAGTATCCGGTGCCATGCTCGTGGGCCCAATCGGCTCCCGATACCTCCTGCTGGGCGGCTTTCCCTCCCGCGCGGCCTTCTCGAGCATCTTGGGGTGGAACACATTCCTATCGGTCTGACGCTCCCGGATCGGGAGGATCACCTCTTCCAGATGCTGCTTTTGATTCTTTACCGTTGCCCCCGAGATCCTATAGAATCGTACCCAGATTGCCTCCGGGAAGTCTGAGCCCGCCTCCCTGAACAGGTGCTTCAACTGCCCTGTTCCCATCGTCTCTATCTCTTCCCGCCTACCCGTCCAGTCCAGGTACACCTCCTTGATGTCTGGATGGTAGGTCATGCTGATCTTTCCTACCTCGTCCCCATTCGCGTCCTTGATCTTATAGCTCCCCCCAACGGCATCTACCCAAAGTTTCTCAAGGTTAAACTTCGGGTCCGCGATCTCAGCCCGACCACTCTTCCAGTCGTGGAGACCACCCGACTTCTGCACGGCCTCCCATATGTTCCCAGCTGTCCTGAACGCCCCCGGCAGCTTCTTCAGGACCCCTGGCCCAGCTGCCCCAAGTGCATAATCGGCGGCCATCTCGAGGCCCATCTGCTGGATGGGATGCTTCTCGCCCCACTTCTCGTACTGCTCACTATAGCTCGGCTGGTTCTGGAACAGCATACGCTGAACGTCCAGCTCAGCCTGGCGCTCCCTCGATGGCGCCGATGGGGCGCTTTTACCTGGTACTTGCTGGGGCATTACTCGTTAATCTTCACTAGTTCCCACCACGGTGAGTCTGGTGAGTACCTTATCACCGCGTCATACCCCCGAGACTTCGCGAGGCCAGTGATATACCTCTCGTACTTCATCATGGCTCGCTCGTTCACCATCACCCCCGCGGTTGCCTCCGTAGGCGGCTGCGGCGCATTCGGGTTCGGGTAATAGAGGTTCTCTGCGAGCTTCACAAGCGTTCGTGTCTCTTGGCTCCCCAACCCAAAAGCCGTGATAAGGTCCGACACCTCATCGTTGGGCTCCCAATCGGGGGTCCCAATCGCTTGCCTATACACGAAGGGCTTCCGTAGCTCCAGCTCCTCCGCGTCGATTTGCTTTATCATACGCACCTGCTCCTCGTGCGTAGATGGCCCTATACCTCTCTTCTTAGGGTCCACGAACCGTGATGCAAACTCGGGATTCGGAGAGTAGTGCCGTCCCCTACCCGGCACCACGGGGCTCCTCCCACCTCTATACGCAGTTACCGTATATGGCCCATTCGCCCCTTGATCCCGTATGATCTTAGCCCACTCCTGCATCGTGGGCAGCGCGACCTCCTCATCGATAACCTTCTTCAGCGCCTGTGGGTCCCTCTCCACCGGGCGGATCTTCTCCATAAGCTCGCGCTTCTTTGGGTTCCGGTACTCAGGGGCAACCCCACCCTTCCATCCCTCGAGCTGTCCCGACTGCTGAACTCTCTCCCATACCTCACCAGCGGTCCTGGCAATGCCTGGCAGACGCCTCAAGACTCTCGGGCCGCCTACGCCCAACGCGTAGTCCGCCCCAGCTTCTAGGCCCGTCTGCAAGATCGGGTGCTCTTCGCCCCACTTTTCGTATTGCTCGCTGTAAGTCGGGGCGTGTTGGAACAACAGCTTCATGACCTCTAGTTCATTCTGCTTCTCCCTGTCTGGCCCCTCAGGAAGGCTCTTGCCTGGTATTTGTTGTGGCATCCTAGAAGCTCGCAATTAGGGTGGCGTCGTGAAGGTCAAGCCCGTTGACGACCTGCCTCCGCATTTCACCGTGGCAATACACTGTGTACACCACTGCATCCGTGTAGAAGTCCTGCCGCCTCTCGACCTTCTCGACGCCACGTTTACACTTCTCGCAGTACGGCCACGCCCAGGTCACGGCATTGGCACCCGAGCAGTCCCTGAGACCCCGAAGATTGCTAGGACCCAGAATAACAACCAGATCACCAACGCGATGACAACCACCGCATTCAGGATCTGTTTGACGTTGGAGTCCATCGGCACGAACGAATTGACCGCCCACAGGAGAACGCCGATGACCACCAGGATCACTATGATCTGAATGAGTGGCATTACTTCTTCCCCTTCTTTTTGACGTGAGCTGGCAGGCCCTTGTGCTTGGTCGATGCGAAGTCCTTGAGCTGCTTCTTTGTCATGTCCACGTCAGTCGGCTCCCCAGCTTTCTTCTTCCCGTACTCCATTCCCATGAACCGCTGCTGGGCCTTTGACTTGGCGGGCATGTCAGTATGCTACCTTGCCCTTCTTGGGCTTCTTGACTACGATTACCGGCGAACCTCGCCGCGGGATCGTGACCTCCTTTTCCTTCTTGGGCTTTTTCATCGCTAGCTCCTTTACGTAGCAGTTAAGGCATTCAGAAACTTCTCCCCATACCCCGCAATCGTGCTGGCCCGATCTGTGCCGTTCACGATGCGCCGCGCGTTGTACCAGTCGGTCTTGTCCTCGGTGAAGTAGTCCCCTAGGCGCTTGCTTGTGAAGTCCCCATCATACATCCCGTAGATGATAACCTTCTTGGCGATGTCGGGGTCCAGGGCCAGATCTGGGTTAGACATCATGGCACCACCTAGACCGAGCTTCCTGTCCTGGGCTTGGTAGTTTTCCTTCCACGTGAGCTGCACATAGCCCCGGCCGTACCACGGGTAGTAGGGCTTCGATTTGAGGTACGAGACGCTTCCATACTCCTTGATCGGCAGCATGGTAAACGCGGTCTCGTGGTAGGTCGTGGCGAGGATGTACGCCAGGCAACGCTCGTCGATATGGTACTTCTCTGGCAGCGGGGGATTCTCGAAGTCGTACCAATCGAGGAATACGTTACAACCGTCTACCTGCCCCTGGTCCATCGTGTTGAACAGGTAGAACTTGATGTTCTCGAAGAAGTAGTCCCGTTGGATCATGGGTGCCTCTCCTGCCTGAGCAGCTGGATTCGTTCCTCCTGGAGCTTAAGCATTTGGGCCGACTGTTCTTGGATGGCCTTGAGAGAGAGGGTCTGCTCCTTCAACTCGTTCGTATGAACGTGCAGCTCGCCCGTGAAAGCCTCGACCACGTTGGCGTTCTTCTCCATCCGCGTGGTAATATCTATTAGAGTGTCCTGGAAGCGAGTGAGTAGAAACCACAGCAGGACTCCAGCAACTACGACCGGGAAGCCGACCTGGACAATGGCCCGCGAAGCGACATCTACCCACCCACTCCCAGTTCCATTAGGCACTCCTACTTGCCCTTCTTTTTGGAACCCAACGCGACCGGAGCGCGGCCTTGGCCGGTCCCGATCCCCACCGTTTTCCCCTTCGGGTTGCACTGGCTTCCCTTGACTGGGTTGCCCTTTGGTGTCTTGTAGCCCATCTACGTCATCCTGCTTCGGCATTCTGCTTCGGCATTCTGCTTCGGCGATAGTTGGGGTCGGCGCTACGTCATTGGGTGGACGTCGTCGTCCGTGGTCCACTTGGTGGCTGGCCCCGCGGGCGTGTCGATGTTCTGGCCCTTCCAGGGGAAGAACCCATACGCTGGGAAGTCGGCTGAGGCGGCCGCGCCGAGCTTGCGCCTCACGAAGCAAGGCATGGTTGCCGCCATAGAAGCGTAACCTGGATCAAAGGCCATGATTCCTCCTAGGGGTACACCTTGTGGTAGTCTTGTTCAAATCGACGTCTCTGGTCTTCCCAGTACCGAACTGGTGCCGTAGGATCAAACTGCCCGTCTCGCCAAGCCCCTACCCGATCGGCCCATGCGTCGGCTGCCCAGATGAATCGTTCCCTGTCCTTCCTAGACATGTACATGGCCAACGGGGTAGACACGCCATCCTCGTCGTACGTCGCGTATCCACCCGCCAGGAGTTCCTCCATAGCATCGACGGGATCGAACTCCGTTGGGTCCGACTTCCTCCAGGCTTTCATGAAGCCCTTGAGGACCTCTCGGTGCTCCTTCTTCTCTTCCTTGGAGAGCGGCTCAGTCCGTCGAGGGAAAGCGTACTGGGGGATGTCCTCGCCTGGGTAGGTAGGTTGCCCGCTTCTATTGAGATCTGCGCGCTCGGCATCGCTGGATGCCTTACCAGCAGCTGACAGCATGGCTTCGCCACGAAGACGCTCCCCTTCCTTTACCTCCGAGTGCGCCTTGGGTCCCCGGTCGGTATTATACAGCTCGACCGTCTTCGGGTCAAGGCGCCGCCATATAATGTCGCCGTAAACGCCGTAGGGCACAGGTCAGCTCGAGCGAATCTTGTTCAGCTCGTCTACGGCTGCAGAGCCAGCCTCCTTGGCCGACTTGAACTTCTTGGCCTTGCCCTTCTCGTCCTTGGCGCTCAGCGCCTCGAGGACCTTCTTGATTTCATCCGCCGAGGGCTGGGGCCGCAGCGACAAGAGGGCCTCCGTCTGAGCCCTCTCGGCCTGGCTGGGACCTAAGGTCTCGTCTGGCGCGCCGTCCTCGGCGACCCCGGTCTTCGGGCGGGGTTCATTTGGCTGGAAATCGTCGGCCAGCTTTGCGGGCTCTGCCTTCGGTGCTGCCTTGTTGGCTGGAGCGTCCGCGCTCCCAGCCCCCGTGTGAGTTGCCATCCCTGACTCCTCCTTGCTGGGCGTAGAATTGCGCCCTATGGGTATATGCAAGGGTCGTGCCAGGTCGAGCGTCAAGCATTGAAATAGAACGAGAACAGGTTTCGTGGAAAGTTCCAAAATTTCTACGCGCTGGTAGAACAGGGGGTACCCTGCGGGTCCCGCAGTTGAAATCTCTCGAGGGGGGTGACAAACGCCGTTCTGGTCGAGGACGAACGAACGTTCGTTCGCCAGCATGATCGCAAAAAAGGGCGGGAGCCCTGCGACCCCCGCCCTATCTTGCTACCGCGTCAGCTAGCTACGGCGACGTGGCGTCGCCGGCGGCGTCGGCGGCGCGACGGGCTCCTCCGGCTCCTCCTCCCTGTCCTCCTCCTCGTCGTCCCCCGACGCGCGCTTCTCGGCTGCCCGCTTGGCGCGTTGCTCGGCGCGTCGCTCATCCTCGGCGAGTGCATCCGCCCAGTGACGCTCAACCTCTGCGTCGTAATCGTCGCCGAGGGCCTCGCGTGCTGCGGCCTCGTATTCCACCAACTTGGTATATACCAAGTCGAGCCCGAATTGGTTTTGCTTCACCGTCGGGTCGTACTCCTCGGCCATCCGCGCGAGGACCACGAACAGCTTGCGCCAATCCTGCGGGGTCCGCGGGTCGGCCTTGTGGTCCCCGATCACGACCTTGTCGTGACCAATGAAGATGTACGCCTGCGGCTCCTTGGAGCCCTTGGCCTGTGTTGCCGCCTTGGCGGCCTTCTGAGTCCCGGACGCAAACTTTGGCATGGTCGTTGATCTCCCATGATGGTGCGGCCCGTCGGCGGTCGACGCGAAGGCCAATCCCGCGCGCCCCGTCGATCTGTCAAAAGCAACCATCCCCCTCTTTATGCCACGACCCGCCTGGCATGTCAAGCCCCGTTTCGCGGGCCGGCTGGCCCGGGCTCGAGCCCGCCAGGCGGCGAGCCCCGGATAGCTAGCTCGATACCTTGCCCGCGGCCAGGAGTGAGTGAGTATATTACTAATGGGCACAGAGCAATGGTCCACGTTGGCCGTTCACCAATTGAAGTCGTAGTGAGCGGGGTCACGTTGGAATCTCTCATGCGCGATGTAATTGGTTAATGTGTGCTTCTGGTATTCTGCGATTCTCCTGGGCTTTGTTGGTCTGGATATAGTGAGTGCTCGACCACGAATTCGTCGTCGCAATAGAATAACCCGATCCAGTTGAGAGCTGTGAGCTATATATATGAAATATTATATCGTGTATGTAGTCATAACGGTAGAACGCGCTTCTTATCACCTTACACCAAAAGGGGCAAGGGGAACAACAGAATAACAGAATCCCACAGTGACCACGCTAGGCTCGAGCACGTGGCCTAGGCACCACAAGGCCCACGAGCCCATAGCATTGGCACTAATTCTGCATACAGTATTAGGGTGCGACCGTTGCACCACGTAACCCCTAACCCAGCATGAGGGACACATATATGGCATTCCCAAATAAGACAGGCAGGCGAGTGAATTACAAGTACCTAGCGAGGTTAGATGAGGCGCTCGAGCTCGTAGGACACAAGGCGAAAGACATACCCGTGCATATCCTACGCTCACCCTGGCCCGTGATCAAGGACTACATCGAGGACTACCTCAAGCTACGCGTCTGTAGCTGGTGTAAGCTACCTAAGCCCGCTGACCAGATGGCCCCAGTGAGCTCTATGTGCAAGTATCATTTCGATATGCTACAGAACAATAAGGAGGCACGACTCAACCTAACCAACCGCACTCATGATGGGATACGCGCCCGCCGGAAGGCAAGCAAGTACGTCGAGGCCATGCAGGATCTATTGCATCCTGCTAGCGAGCCAGAAAACGGCAATGTTGGCCCTTCAATCCGTGAAGAAGCCAGAAAGCCCACCGCATTCGACATCCTCGACCGCGCCGACGTGAGGACCAACAGCCATGAAGACACCAAAGACTGAGTGCAAGTATTGTGGCTTCTACTGCGGGCAGCCGTGGGACTATCCCGTCGTGATGAGTGCGTATAACGAGCTAGATCCCCATGAGACCGCTAGGCGCTTCGTCAGGTATTGGTTGAAACGGCCCGCGAAGCGCCCAGTGGGGCACCCTCGCAGAATCCGTCACTATTGACTTTTGGCTCGGGATCTGGTACTCTGTCCCCAGATCAGATGGTCAAGGCGACGGAAATCGACGGGGCAACGATCCCCACCACGCAGGGAGCTGGGCTCCCGGCAAAGGAGTGTGACACATGCCGGCACCAAAATTCGCGTCTGGAAGGGCCAAGCGCGAAGAGGAAGAGCGACGCCGCAAGGCACGTGAGGACTGGGATCGCCAGCAACGCGAGCGGGACCGCAGGCAGCGCGAGCAATATGAACGCTCTCGAGCCCACGCCAACTCGGGGTATGCCCAACGCCTCGCAATCAAGCAAGAGGACAAGGCCGTAGCGATGGAGATCATTAATGCAGGCCATCGCGCCCTGGTCCGCAAGCATCATCCCGACCTCAACCGGGACGATCCGCAGGCTGCCCACGAGATGATGGTCAAGATCAACCGTGTGATCGAGGCGTTGCGCCTCTCGTTTGGGAGCTAAACCATGAAACTCGACTCTCTGCTACGCGAAGCCCTTAAGGCGCGGCCCGTTGTGAAGGCCACGGCCAAGGCGATCCAGCGCCCCTCGTTGGCGACCCTTGGCGCGGCCATCCACGAGTACGCAAAACTCCACTACGCGAACAATCGCTACGCGAAGGTGATCCGATGATTGGTTTTGCCAAAGGCGTTGGGCCGAAGACGGCCCCATCAACGCGCAAGAAGACGGGTAAGAAGCGCGGGTCGAATCCCCCTGGGGCGCGAACGCGCCGGGAGCCACCCAAGGTCCCGTTTCGGGACGAGATCGACGACACCCAGTATAGCTACGTGAGGCCCGGCGCCCCTGTCCTGGCGGATACCCCGGAGCTACGCGCCACGGTCGGCGACGCTCTCCTCGAGATCGCTACCGCCCACCAGATGTACGCGGACGCAATCAAGAAGTTCCACGCCCTGGGCCAATTGCCCGTGGCGATCATGGACACGATTCCCAAGCGTCAGCAGCGCTACCTCAGGATTTGGAAGAAGTAGTCATGAACTCCCGACCCATCCGCATCTACCCAGACGTCTCGGAGTGGATTCACGCGCGCATGAACGAGCGCCTCAACACACCGAACAAAGTCCTCCGAGACTTCTTCGGCCTACCCGTGGCCGACAAGCTCACGCGGGCAGCATATCCACGCAAGCCCAAGGTCAGCGGAATGACGCTGATCTTGACCGATGGCCGTAGGATCGAAGTCCTCCGGCCCCTGGGCGTAAGGCGCCCAACCAAAAGAAAGGAGACATAGACGATGAACTTTGACCTCAACGTAGTATCCACCTACATGGTGATGGTTGGCATCGACAGCCATCGCCCCCACGTCATGACCTACCTCGAGTTTGGATGCGGCTGCAAGGTCGGCGTCAAGACCGACGGCAGCGTCCAACTCTACAGCGCGTCGGCATTCTGCGAGTACCACCGCAACGAGAAGGTGGTGAACTAGATGGCGATCAAGTTCGACAAGAAGCAGAAACCGCCAGCCATCGGTAACAAGAGGTCGTATATCGCCATCTACGGCGATCTACGGGACGACATCAACGCCCTCGCCGCATGGTCGGGCAAGACCCAGCAACAAACGGGCTACGAGCTCCTCGTCCAGGCAGTTAACGAGGTCATCGCGAAGCTCCCGAAAGGATGGGATAAGTGATGTTGCTCACGAATGACTACCCCATCGGGTTCCTCCACGCGTACCGAGGCTTCGCGCCCAAGCTCAAGTTCGAGAGCGAGCACGCGGAGCAGGAGTACAAGAGCGGCTACAAGGACGGCCTCGAGGCCTTCGCGACGGACCTCGTCGCACTCGCCGCCAAGAAGAAGGCGATGAAGAAGAAGGGAGGGAAGAAGTGATGGCACGCGGGACAAAGCCCCAGACGACCCTCCTCGACGTCCGCGTCAAGATGGACTCGATGCCCAACCCCGAGGTCAGTGACCGACTCGGCACGATCAAGGGCGTCTACCTCGTCGACGGACGCCCAATGTTCATCATCCTGATCGACGGCTCGGGCGAGCTCGTCAACTTCCCGTCCGAGTGGTTCAAGGTGCTCCAGTGACAAGGCTCATCCTGTTGCTGGCCGTCATCCTGGGGGGCTGCGCCATGCAGCCCCCCTACGACTGCACCACCGACACTGACTGTGAGATGCAATGCATCGCGCGCGGTGACACAGACTGCGCGTACTAGAAAGGAGACAAACAAAGTGAACGACAAGAAGATCAAATTCCTCCGTGAGGGTCTCGAGCAGATCCTCAGGGACATGGCCGGGTCAATGCCCGACAGCCCCACGATCATCGGGGTCGCGGTCGGCGTGGTCTACATTCCCGTCGGGGTCGCGGGCAAGTCCACCGTGGTCACAGGCTATCGCATCGACGATGCGTACACACACCAGGACAGCGAAGTCCTGCGCGACATCGGCGAGACGCTCCTGAGCTACGGTGGCATCCTCGTGATGCCCCCCAAGCCCGAGAAGGGGAACTAACGATGGACCAACTAGACTGGTTCTGCCTCGTGTTCTTCGTCGTAGGCATGTTCTGGATCTTCATGGGCCAGAAGTGAGATTGTAGCACCGGGGGGCTGGGCGATCAGCCCTCGCATGGTGCAATCCCGCACCCACGACGGGCGTAAACGCCCAAGAAAGGTAGAGCATGGAAATCAGCGTGAAGAAGTTGGAAGCCCACGGATTCAGGGTCGAGGCGTTCGATGACGACGGGCACACGCTCCGGTCCCTGGCAAGCGTCCAGATCGGCCCGATGCCGGGCTGTGGCGGCATCCCCGCCGGGCTCATCAACCAGATCCGCAGCCTCCTCATGAACCCGGAGTACGGAGATCTGGCCGTCGAGTCCCTGGTCCGTCGCATCCACTCCCTACAGATCCTCGAGTCCATCGAGGCAGCCGACGGCCCCAGTGCATGGGCCCGGCACCGGGTGGAGGAGTGATGGCAAAGCACAGCGCAACCTTCATCAAGGAACGGGACACCAAGAACACGGTGAGGTACGCCGAACAGGTTCCCGAGGATCAGGCACCCATCATCGGGACGATCTACGTCCAGAAGTGGGTCGTCAAGGGAGCCACTGAGATCGTGGTCGTGATCGAAACGGAGGACTAAGCGATGAGCATCCGCGAAGAGATGGACGCAATCATGCAGGAGAGGGCCAAGGCCTTTGGCCGCAAGGAGATCAAGGTCACCCTCACCGTCAACCAGCTCGTGGCTCTCAAACTCGTCATCGAGGAGGTGCGGGAGGTGCACCAGGTCTCGGAGGAGGATCTCGAGGAAGAATACGAGCTCCACCTGCGGACGAGCTACGAGGCCATCGACGAGGCTCTCGACGGGGCAGGCACATGAGGCTCAGCGACCTCTGCACCGGCACCGACCTCTGGATCAAGCCGGGGGACGGATGCTACAAGATCTACTACAGACAAGCGGGGACCGATAGCTTGGTCTACGAGACCCGCAGCCTGACGCACGTCGAGATCTTCATCGACGGGTTCAAGGCAGGGAGGAAGGCATGAAGATCGACGCGAGCAAGGACTTCGAGACGATCTCCTCGAGGATCGACGCCGTCAAGTTGGCGGCCGACTTCACGGGTGACGACGAGGTTCTCAAGGACATGGTGGTCGTCTTTTGTCAACTGCTGACCAACATGTACAAGACGATCCCCACGACCAAGGGCGATGCGTACGTGGTCCTCACCAAGGACCTATACGACAAGGTGCTCCAGCAGCACGGGCTCAAGCGAGTCGTGGAGGACTGATGAGGTTCCAGGTAAAGCTGGTCGCGATGGCCCCCGTCGAATCAATCACGGAGGTCGAAGCGGAAGACGAGAAGGACGCCCGCATCAAGGCCATAGCGTTGGCCCGCGCGGCGCTCGACCCGAAGAACCCGAACCCCCCTCGTGTGTACTGGGACATCGGTGACAGCGAGGGATCAGGGATCCAGGACGGCAGCGTAACCACCGAGGAGGTCATCAACCTCGACGAGATCGAGCACCGTGAGCCGTGGGAATGAAGGGAGGTGAGGCCGAATGATTGACCCTGGGGGCGCAACGGCCAACGTGTTCAAGGGTTGGACACGCGTTATCCACGAGGCCGTTGCGCCAACAGGGAAAGGAGGCAAGATGCCAAACAAGTGCAAGTGTGGTGGTGACTACTACCAAGTGTGGGAGACGCGCAGCGCCTTTGCCGTAAGGTGCAACAAGTGCAAGGCGAAGCACATCCAACGCAAAAGGAGAGCAAAGAAGATATGGGCATAAAATTCGAATCAGCCAAACCAAGCCAGTACAAGTTCTGGCACGCGCTGGCCGTGTACCTGTTCCCTGGCATAGCGCCGCCGGTCCACCCGGCGTCGTTCAACGATCTGGCATCGGAGATGTACAAGAGGTTCGGTGGCTGTGCCCGCAATCTGTCCGTGCTGGCCAAGAGTGACACCGACAGGGAACTCCTGGTCGCCCAGCTCCACGAGCTGCGGGCATGGGTAAGGGAGGCGTTCAACGCAATCAAGGAGGTGAAACCATGACTGACAAAGAGCTGATACTCAACCCGGACAAGTGGTCCAAGTGGCCGATGCTGCCCCTCAAGAGGCAGGCATCGTACAGCCCCGACTGCGGCCTCATCGTGGGCGACCCCATCGGTGACGTCGTGTACTTCGTGCCGAACGTGAACATCTGGCACCCAGACAAGGAGAAGATCGAGAAGACCGGACGCAATGTCCGGGTCGACGAGCTGCTCAAGGAAGGGTGGGTGGTGGACTAATTGGATACAGCGACCGAGCATCGGGGCTATTGCCGTCTCATAGACGGCAGGCCATGCTCGTGCACCACAGCGTGGGCACTAGCGGATGGGAGCTGTCCTTGTGCCCCGGGCATCATGTCGAATCCCATCCACAGAATAGGAGAACCAATGCATAGCACAGACATATGCCTCGCGATCCAGAAGTACCTGCCCAAGCGTGCGGAGGGCGCGCTTCACCACTTCGTGAAAACGAACCCCCATATGGATGGGGCACAGTGGGCAGACGCCCTCCATCTCATGGTGGAGTCCGACGCTCACTGTGACCTGACCGAGGCGATCTACGGCGACCTCAAGCCCATTGTCCCACTTGGGACCGAGCTGTGGATCTCGCCAATCTTCATCACCCTGCTGTACTACAACAAGGGCCACGTCCCGTACGCAACTGAGGTCGCGTACTATCACGGGTTCGTGACGGGCCTCTATCAGAGGGACATGCAGGACAAGGCAACGCCGTAGCCCGGTGGGGCCTTCACCAATTGAAGGCCCCACTAAGGTGCCACGTTGGCACCCAGCGGGTGCGAAGCCACCCCATAACCCGAAAGGAGAAGCGATGGAAGGATCGATCAAGGGCACCAAGCCCTCCAACGACCGAACGCTCAAGAGAATCAAGGGCATCCTCCGAGCCCTAGATCGGGGGGATATCACCGCTACTGAGGCGCTCAGTAGCATCAAGCGGGTTTGGCGGGAGGAGGCCACAGCAGAGGCCAGGAGGAGTGAGGCGTGAGGTACGAACTATTCATGGAGTGTCGGGGAGGCGGGCGGCATGCCCTCCAGACTCTCATGATCATCAAGCTCAAGGATGGGTCGTTCAGACTCCAGCAACGGTGCGTGAACTGCAAGACGTTCAAGTACCCCCACTGGGGCCCGAACGGCAAGATCCTTGGCACCGCGACGTACAAGCACTCTCAGATCTACAGGGAGTTCTTGAACAGTCACGACCCAACCGAAGCACGGCTAGAGATTCTAGCCAGCGACATCAAAAAAGTGGAGGCTCCAACCGATGGAAGTTACAGTTCTGTTCTGCGACAAGTGCCCCGGCCTAAAAAAGGCCGTGGTCGTACTCTCACTCCTAAACGGGCACGCGACAAAAGACGCGCCGCGGCTCGATCTGTGCGCCGGGCACGCTAACCAGATGTACAGGAACTTCGCGCCCCGCAAGCGGTCCAAGGTGGCGCACGGTCACCCAGGGCCGGCGACCAAGAAGGCCAAGGCCCCAGATCGCGTGTCCACCAACCCACGGGTCATCGCGGCCAAGGCGGTGAGGGTCAAGATGGTCGAGTTCGCCAAGGCACCCGTCTCGCGCAAGCAGATGATGGAGAAGTTCAAGGTCAACGAGGCGCTCATGGGCTACTACCTCGGCGTGCTCGTCAAGGATGGCAGCCTCAAGAAGGTCGGCAAGGGCAACAAGATTACGTACGTGCGGGCAAAGGAGGGGGCATGAGTAGGAAGGATGACGAGGTTCACACGCAGCTTGGCCGGGAGCATGTCCGCTCGGGTATGCCTCGGTACAGGTACCAGGATCAGCGGCTGCAGGAGCTGTACGACAGGGGCTACAATGATCCTGACGAGCCCATGTTCGAGCCCGAGGCGTACAACCGACACCGCTGCCAGGCTTGTGGTAAGTCCATGACCAACACCTACTACAAGTACTGCAGCACTTGCAGGGCATGATGGAGTGGGTAACGGCCTACATCCTTCACCAGAAGGAGTCTACCAAGAAGTACAAGGCAGGCTTCTACTGGGTGGACGAGACGGGGGATCTCAACGGGCCACTCGACACCGTCGAGCAGGCACAGATCGAGCTTGATGCCTACGTCGATTGGCTCGAGAAAGGAGACAAATAATGGGTGCAAACTCAAAGACCAAGCAACTCCAGAAGTTCCTGCTGCGTAAGGTCATGTTGCTCCAAGACAACATGATCCAGTGGGCCAAGGCCGACGAGTTCCTCGGCTTCGAGCACGTACTGAGGCAGGAGCAGGTCGAGGCCATCAGGGCCGGCGACACCACCAAGGCCGTCGAGCTTCACAACAAGAGGATCGACTGCCTGAAAGCCGCGCTGGAGATCCTGGAACTCTGTCCGGCGTGCGGGCCTCACGATGCCCCGGCGGCCGACGGAACTTGATGTGATC